ATCAAATGCGTTTCCTCCTCCTTTAAGAGCTCCTCCAAATAGTTTACCCATATCTTCAACAACAGAACCTGCAAATCCAAGATAATCTCCTGATTTTAATTTATTCAAGTTACCTAAGGGCTTTGCAGCTCCTCCACCACCTCCAATATATCGAACAGATCCTCCCCAGAAAGGAGCATTGTTAAATGTTAATGCTAAAAGATTTGATAATTGGTCAAGCATCATAAGTTTAGGATTTGCCCCTTCAAAACTACGCAACTCATATTCAAATTTAATAGAAAATTCTTGTGAAAAATTAAGACCCTGTTCCCTAATTAAAACCTGCTTAATAACATTAAGAGGTCCGAATACGTGATTAGGATATGTGTTTGAAAATTGGTCATAGTCGGCGTTTTGATCTCGAGCATTTGATTCTACTGCTCCACGACCCGCAGCTCCATTTGCCATGGCCGACATTATTTTACTATTATTAACCATACTACCGAATTTACCAGCCGAAGCCTCTCTACTCGGTGAAGTTATAGTCTGCATTTCAGATTCTGCTTCTTTCCAACCAAATCCATGTGAAAACTTTAATATTTCCGACATAGAATTTCCTGGTGCCTCTCCAAGCCAAGTAACTGCTCTTGCAATATCTGGTTGCATTAATTCTACCATTTTTCCATCTTCACCCATTTGTTTTGGTGAGATAATATCGTCTGCTGCAGGATACGCAAATCTTCTAAGTGTGATTAAATAACTATTAGGAATTTTATTAAAGTATCTTGCTAACGCAAAATCAGAATAATTATAACGATATCCCATATTTCCGGTTTTTGATCCGGTTATTTCTATTATTTGTGTAACTGTTGGGTTAACTAATCGACCAACATTTATTTTTTGATATATCGTACCACCTGCTCCATTGCTCTCAAATCCATTACTTTCGCCCTCAAGCGGAGTCCCTTTATAGTTTATTAGAGAATAATTATTAAAATGAGAATATGGTCTATTTAAAGATGGTACAGTAGGTCCATTTTTCTTTTCGTCAGTTCCGGTGTTGCTTTTACTTTCGCTACCTTTAGGAGTATAACTTTCTGATGGTTGAACATCGGTATAATATTGAGATCCCCCTGCAGAAACTATAGTGAAAGGTTGATCTGCTTTAACTGCTCTTGCCTTTGTTTGGTCTGGTTTTGCGGCAGATTTTAGTGCTCTACCACGTCCTTTTGCCCCTGAATGAACACCATCTGGCGTTCCTCCATCAATCATTCCAAATTCTTTACCGATAACATTGTTGTAAGCGCTAATAAATCCTTTACCTAAAGAACTATCTTTTGCTACTTTAAAGGCAGCTTTCCCTTTATCTTTTACCTTTTTTAAAGAGTCTTCTATCTTTTCGGGCCACCACTTTTCATATTTAGGTTTTTCAGCCATTCTTGTTAAATATATTTATTTAAGTATATATCCAAGAATCTAGACTATTCTAAATTATCATAGTCAACTGATAGAGGTCTATAGAGCAGTTTTTCAAAATAATTCTTTTCGGTTCCTGCTCTTTCGCCTAAGAATTTTTTAATATGTGCTTCAAAAACACCCTTACTTTCGTAATGATATTTTCCTTTTGAATATGTAGATCTATTTGTAAGTTCATATAGATCCCTGATTGTCTTTTCGACCAAAAAGTCTTGTATGTTATTATATAACTCGCTAATTTCATTATATGTTCTAGTACACATAACAGAATCAACTATAATTAAAAATGATTCCCATTTAGTATCTATATGTTCTTGAAATTCTTTGACGTTTGCTATTTTTTGTCGAGCAATTCTAAAAGTGGTTACACCACCATCAAAAGTTTTTTCAAATTTCATATCAAACATATATCTCTTAAGAAAATCGATGTCGTCATAGAACTTTAGGATACGTATCTGATACCTTGGCATTTTATCGTTAAATTCCACATCATGAATAATTGCTTTGACAGGAAACACAATATTGCTATACCTGTTATTAGAAATTAGAACATGTATTTGTTCTCCTTTTGAAAAGAGTTTATGCCTAATCATTATTAACAGTATTGACTGAATCAAAAAGAGATATGATTCGTTCTTCTATTGTTTCTTTAGTATTGATTACTGTTAGGGAAATTGAGAATTCCCTTTCACTATTAGATTCAACCATACCTTTAAAATTCTGTATGATTTCAAAATCCATAGTTTTAAACAAATAAATTACGCGATTTACATTAAGTGTTTCATAACGTAAGCATCGCGTAATTTCATTGATTATTGTTAATCCTATAATTGAATTACTTGGATCTTGGCCGTAAGGATCCGATTTAATAAGTTTATTTTTAATAGAGACGTGATCGATGATTTTAGTCATCTCTTTGTCTGTATTTCTAATAAACTTATTAAACTCTCGTCTTGATGGACAACATATACATTCAATCGTTAGATTATTCATTTAATTGTTAAACGTTTAAGAAAGACGATCAAGTTCTTTCTTTAAACTTTTTATTTTTTCAAGTTTCTCTTCATTGTTCGGTATAAAATCTGATCCCCAACCTTCGATAACCTGTATTTGGTGTTTGCTTTTTGAATTACCAAAAGATAATCCAATATCTACACAAAGTTCTTTAATGAACTTTAATTTTGCAGTTGAATCATCAAAATCATAAACAGTTGTTGATTCAAAAGATTCTCCAGCTGAATTAATATTATCATCAACAACAGTTTTTATAACACCATTATCGGCAAGCGTTATTTTAACTGTTTGCATTTACTCTAGATTTTAATGAGTTAGACGCGTCTTTCATTAATTTTCTAGCAGCTTTTTTATCTTCTCTACGAGTTGCTTGGTTTTTAATAGATAGCGTAAAAAATGCCTCTTCTAGCATAGTAATTTCGGCATCATTATATCCAATTTCAGCCCATGTTTTTTTCATGCTATTTGCTTTGTTTTGTAATGCATCTTCGATTTCATCGTTAACTCTGTTAACATGCGCTTCGTGCATTCTTTGTCCATCTTCTCTCATTTTAGTTGCCCATGCAATACCTTCTGGAGAGAATCTTCCAAACATGTTTTTAATTTTTAAATACTTAGAAATTTTAAACTGTTTTCTTTTTGCTTTTCTTGAATTTGTCGTACTTCTACCCATTGTAATAATTGTTTATGAAGACTGTTACCTCTTCTGTTAGATATTCTTGTAGTTTATTTATCTCAATTTGCGAGACTGCCACTTTGGCAATTGTGTTAATTAAATTTTCTTTGTCTTCATCCGCATTATCAATTAACATATCAAATATTTGCTTGTTTGGAATGTTTAAATTGATTGTTGTTTGGAAAGGTTCCATGTTTTTCTTAGAAAGCTTAGCAACTAATTCTTCTAATGCTGATTTTTCAGGTTCAATTTGAACCTCTTCTACAATTTGTTTTTTAACTGGTGGATGTGGTGGATTTTCCATTTTAGGAACATTTCCTTTTATAATTCCAGATGCTAAATCATTTAAATCAATTGCACCAGGAAATGGTACTTCTCCACCGACTATTTTCTCTAAAAATTCTGGTAGTACTTCATTAAAAATTTGGGTACCATCTGTAAAGTATGTGAATTCATTATCACACTCTTTTACCTCAACAATTTTTCCAAAATTGTCTCCTTTTCTCCACTGGTATTTTATGGTATCTTCTTTCACTAATTCCATTATTTGTGTATTTTGATAATTATATTCTTTTTTTAAAAATTGTTTCTTAATCCAATTGATAGAACTCTGGATCGCTTTCATTTTTATTATAGTATTTAGTTCCAAATTCTTCTATATAGTCAATTCCTTTACTATTTCCTATCATTGCATCAACTTTTCTAATGTATTTCCAATAAAATGCATTACTGCCATTTTCTTTTAAATAAGTTTCTAGTACTTCTACCTTCGGTATTATTCTTTTATTAAAACTCATTCCATACAATTACTTGTTCAACATCTATTTTTGCAGTTTTAAGTAGTTCAACACCACTCATATCTCTATAATCTTCAGTGTAATACACTTTTTTAATTCCAGCTTGGATGATTAATTTAGCACAATCAAAGCATGGACATGTTGTAGTATATAAATCAGCATCTTCACAGCTCATCGTTGATTTTGCAACCTTCATAATAGCATTTGATTCAGCATGAAGAACTTCGCGTTTTGTTTCCAGTTTGTATCTACCCTTTGGAGATTCAAGAGGCCATTGTTTTTCAATGGTTTCAATATCTAACCATGCTCCAGCGTCTGGATCCATCTTAATTTGACACTCGCATTCATTATCGAAACCGTGGGGAGTTCCGTTATAACCAAATGAGATTACTTGTTTGTCTTTAACAATCACACAGCCTACCTTTCTGCGTTCAGCATAACTAAGCTTCGCGAATTGATATGCAACCTGCATGTAAATTATTTCTGTCGGAATTTTTGGCATAAAAAAAGTCTATATATGTTGTATTATATATAGACTTTTTATTTAGTTTAAATGGAGTTTATTCAACGTCTTCCGCATCAACTGCGTCTTTCATTTCTTTTATTTCATTAATTTTCTTAGAGAATGATTCAGACATTTTGTTTAAACATGCTTCATAAGCTTCAGTTTCCATATCAGCTTTCATTTCTTTAAGAGTTGTAGCTGCTAATCCAGCAACTAGAGATGCGTTTTCAGCCATGTAAGTTTCTACAGTATGTTCGTCATGCGCATCTTCTTCCCATACTTTAGCTTCAGCAATAATTGCTTCGTAACATTCTTTTAACATTTCAGAAACTGGTTTAACAACTTCCTTTGCGCTATCGTCTGTTCCTAAATTAGCTTCACCGCCTTCGTCAACTCCTTGTACTTCTTCTGCCTCTTCTTCAGTTTCTTCTGCTGTTTTAACTTTAGGAGTACCTTCAGTAGATACTACGTCTTCAATTTCTTCTGCTCTGTCCATTTCTGATACAAAGTCTTCGAATTTTTTAATACTTGCCATAATTTTATATTTTTTTATGTATTGTTATAGATTTTATATATCTTTATTTTTTAAATAATTAAAACTATCTGATAGAAAATAATCGCGAATGCGGAGATAGTGTATTAATATAAAGAATATAGAACCGCCAGGCATTAAGAATATTGTAGTTAGGCCAAGAGTTTTACCAATGTTTTTTAATTGAGATACTACATGAGCTCCTTCCTCTTTTGTTAACTTTCTTTTTTCAACAAGAGCTGAAGTAATGAGTTTCGATACTGTTTTAGTTTCGATGCCCTCTTTTTTCAGGGCTTCTAGGAATAAGTTGACATCTTTTTTAATTTTGTCTAACTCAATTGTTTTTTGTTTCACTAGGGGATTCTATATTTTAGCTATATATTAATGTAAAATCCTTTTGATATTTTTGTAGAGCCAATTCTTTTGCTTTAGCTTCGATTTCAATATCTAATTCCATGCCGTAAGTTTCAATATACTCATACAAATAATCAGCATGTGCTCTGATAATTGCGCTTGAATCTTCGTGTAGTTTTTTTGCACTTGAATAATGGCATAATTGTCGAATACCTTTTGGCCAAGTAGATGCTGCTAGGCGAAGAGCATCTTCTTCTGGCATCGGATCTTCGTAACATCTATGGTGATGATAATCGAATGTGATAGGTGTTCCTATCGATTGATAGATTCTGTACAAATCTAAAACAGAATACTGTGCAGGTTTATCATCATTTTCAAGAATTAAACGGGATTGAGCAGAAGGCGATAACAATTTAAAGTTATCGATAAATCGCTGAATTGTAGCTTCTTTGTCGCCATAAGAACCACCAACATGAATATTCATAGAATATTGTTGATTGATAGGAAGACCCATCGTATCCATAATAAAGGCATGTTGATCTAATTCTTTGATAGAATTATCGACTGTTTTTTGGTTTGGACTTGGAAGTACACAAAACTGACCAGGATGAAAACCAATACGCTGTCCGTATTTTTGGACAAGAGTACCGGCGCCTTTAAGTAAATTTGTAATTGTTGGCCAGTTTGGTAAATCAGTAAGTTCATACTCTGACATCCATGGAAACATACTAGACGACATACGGTATAACTTAACGCCATTTGCATTATTCCATTTGATAATTTCAATCATGTCCCGCACATTTGCTTCTGCAAGTTCGCCAGCGTATTTGATTCCGCGAGCATCAAATGTTTTCTTAATCATTGAGCGGCCAATTTTTATGCCAGCTTTATCTAGTGTTAAATTGATACAACAGTATCCGTAGTTTACTTCCATATATTTTATATTAAATAACTTAAATTAGTTTAAGTTAGGCCTTCCAACATTATACGATAAGGCTGCAAAGAATTTTAATCCTTTAAGACTTGTAGAATCTGCGCTACCTAAAGCGCCCATTAAATCATTACTAACAAATGATTGTACGAAACCTCCACCTGAATATCCAACATTCCATTTAGTACATAATATAGATGTACCAATTTGAACGATGTGAATTTTCTCTGAACTAGAAAGTGATTCTAATCCACACCATTGCGAATTTTTTTCATAATAGTCTTGTACTAATTCCTGTACTTTTTCGATTTGATCTAAAGTTGTCATATATTATTGATTTAAAGTTTCTAATTTAGGATAACGATTACAAATATCAAAAATTCTGATAATTTTTGATGCTAGATCTGTTGGTAATTTTAAGGCTTCAATTTGAAGATCTGCATATAAATATCCATCGAATAAACCGTAAAGTTTATTTTGAATATTAAAAGATGCTTTGTCTTCGATTTCTTCTGAGTAAGATACTTCTTTAATTAAAGAAAGAATTTGAAATCTAGTTTCATCATTCATGTTTTCGTGTCTGTCAAAATTTGTGTAAGTCATAATTCGTTTGTTTTAATTTGATATGTAAATATAAACAAAAAATCTCAGATTAAAAAATCTGAGATGTTAAATTTATGTTAAAGTTATTAACAATTTATTTCCAAAAAATCTGAATGCAAACTAAAACTAGGGATATTAATAAGGACACTACTGTTTTTGTTGTTAAAGGTTCTCCCATTATAATATAAGTTAATATGGAAAAGGCAACCATTCCTGTCGCAAATCCTAAGAATCTTCCAGGCCATATCTCTCCTCCATAATATTCGGCAATTAATCTAGTGGCAACAATAAACATATAAGATATTGTACTTCCGCCAATAAGCGCTATGATAATAGGATTCTTTTTAAACCAAGGCCATACAAATTGACCGTTAGTTTGAAACCAGATCATGGATTGTCCTAATAAAAATAATAGGATTCCGTATATTAGGCTCCTCATTAAAACAATGAAGTTGTTTCAGTTAGTAGGTGTGAGATGAAACTAGGTCTATGTGATTCACTAGGTCCCATTTCTTTAATGGCTTTAATATGCTGAGCAGTACCATATCCTTTGTTTGAGTTCCAGCCATATCCAGGTGTTTCAATGTCTAAATCTTTCATCATAGAGTCTCTTTCAGTTTTTGCTAAAATACTTGCAGCTGCAATCGAAATATATTTATTGTCTCCTCCGACTATTGTTTCGAATGGAACTCCTTCAAATCCATGAAATTGATCTCCATCAACTAGAATAAAATCAAACTTACTATTGGCTTGCACACCTTCTAAAGATCGCTGCATTCCGATTAAGGTTGCTTTAAGAATGTTTGTTGATTCTATTTCATCGGGATAAATATGTACTATATGATATGCTAGTGCATTTTCCTCAACAATCTTTCTAGCGTCTTTTCTTTGTTGTTCATTAAGTAATTTAGAATCTTTAATTAGGGGATTCTCAAATCCAAAGGGCATAATACATGCAGCTACAGTTACAGGTCCGGCTAATGCACCGCGGCCTGCTTCATCAACTCCGATTTCTATGATTGTTTTGTCTCCAGAATAGGATGACTTAAGTAATATTTGTCTAGCTTCCATCTATATATTTTTATACATATTATATAGATGGAATCTAGATTGTTTCTTTATTTTTCAGGATTATCAATTCTCCATTTGTCGTAACGATCTACGACTTCTTGTAAGATTTTAGCTCTTACAATATCTTTATTACCGAAGATATGTTCTCCAACTCCGTTTACTCCTTTCATTAATTGCATAAATCCAGGTAATCCAGCATGCGCTTTAGGAATATCGTATTGGCTAATATCTCCAGTTACTAGGACTTTAGAACTTTTACCCATTCTCGTTGTGAATAGCATTAATTGTTTAAATGTTGCATTTTGAGCCTCATCTAAAATCATAAAGGCATCATCAAAGGTATCTCCTCTCATGAAAGCAAGCGGTTTGAATTCGATTAATCCATAATGAATTAGACTGTCGATTAATTCATCACCTGCAATTTTCTTAAAGTTAGAAATATATGATTGCATGTATGGATCAATTTTATCAGCAATATCTCCAGGTAAGAATCCTAGTTTTTCTCCAGATTCTTGGATAGGTTTACACAAAATAATCTTTTGTACCTTTTTTTCAGCAAGTAACAATAAAGAAGTGTAGCATGCTGTAAATGTTTTTGAGGTTCCGGCTGGGCCTGAACAAAATGTAATTTGATTCTTTAGAATCTGTTGGACGTATTCTCTTTGATTGTCTCGTAAATTAACATGCTTGATGTTGTCTTCTTTAACAGACATTCTTTTAACGCTAGGCGTTGATTCTGAACTAGTCTTCTTTTGCATAAATTGAGATATATTTAGTCACCTGCCATTATGACAAGTTCTTTCAATTTCTTAAGTGATTCGCATTTTTCATATTCTTCAAGCGCAACAAAATATTCAATTAAAACGTCGATGAATTTACTTCTTTGACCAACGCCATAAGGAATATCGATTGTGTTCTTGCTGTCTTGATATACAATAAACCTATTTACGGTTTTTGTAAAATTTCTAGTAATTATGTAGTAGCTGGATCTCATCAAAGAGTCTCTTTCATCTCCTGTTATATTTTCCATCTGTAAATATTGTTTTTAATAGAGGTCACATATAGTAACTCCTATATTATATATTTAGATGGCAATGTACGGTCAATCTCCGGGTGAAAAATGGTACTATATCATTATATTATAGTTACTCTTCCTGGAATGATTGTCTATATTTTGCCTTGCTTTTTTCTGACCTTTTTGTGACAGAAGGTTTTACATATTCCTCCCTTTCCCTAAGTTCTTTAAGCTGTTTGACGGCAAAAGTTTTACGCTTTAAGGTTTTAAGCGCTTGTTCTATATTTTGATTATCTACTTTAATTATAAGCATGATAGTTTGTCTATTATTTTTTTAAGTTCTTTACATTTTTCATATTCCTCTCTTTCTTTAAAGAAATTTAAAACATTTTGAACCCCTTCTATTTTATCTTCAACAGGTGCATCATGATTTAATGCTCCCATTTTGTCTTTGATTATAGAACTATATATTAATTCCATCATGTCTTCTCTGGAAGACTCGTGTAATTTTTTAATAAATTTTGTTTCATTGTTTTCGTACTCGTCTAAATCGTCCATCACAAATTTTTAATCTTTTTAAGTATTTCGATTTGGTCTTCGGTTAGATTAATAGGTAGCGTTCTTAGTTTTACCATTAAGTTACCAAATCCTTCTTGATTATATATTGGCATTCCTTTTCCAACAACTCTAAGAATTTTAGAGTCATGAGATCCTTGAGGTACTTTTATTTTAACGGCATGCACTTTTGTTTTAACTTCAAATTCTCCGCCTAATAACATATCAATCCACGATAAACTAAGATCAACATAGATATCGTTTCCATTAACAATGAGATCTATATCATGTAAAACATTTATTGTTAAAACTATATCTCCTGCTGGGGCGCTAGAATTAACTCCGTGCTTTGCTCCTCTTCCAGGGACCTTGAGCTTAGTTCCGTTTGGAATTCCTCTAGGGATGTTAATATTGAATCCACCAGTTCCAACGTCAATGTATCTTCTTGTTCCTTCATAACTTTCTTCTATTGTTATATTTAGTGACACCCTAACATCAGCACCTCGAGCATTTCCCCCAAATGATTGATTAAACATATCAGCATAATCGCCACCGAAAGATGTAAATATATCTTCCCATTGGCTAGAATCGTATGCTCTTTGTTCAGGTCTTCTGAATGTTGTATACCCAGAATTTTTGTTGTCGTGTTGTTTTCTTTTTGTTGGATCTCCTAAAATCTCATAGGCTTCAGAGATTTGTTTAAATCGAGTGTCATCCCCTCCTGTTTTGTCAGGATGGTGCTCCTTTACAAGCGTTCTATATGATTTTTTAATATCTTCCTGAGAAGCATCCTTAGAAACGTTTAAAGTTTCATAGTAATTCATTTTGACTATTTAGAAGATTTTGAAGTTCTAACCCTAATTGTCTGTTTTCTTTCAGGAAGAGGCATAGATTTTACCTGCTTCTTATTATCTGCTTTTTTCTCAGCAATAAGCGCAGCTTGGCCCTTTCGATAGGTTGCAATTTCTCTTAATTGCTTGTTTTCCATGCAAATTGCAATACGTTCTAGACTATCCGCAATTCTTTTTAGTGTTTCTTCTCCCATAGTATTTTATTCCTTTATTACTATATTATATATTAAAGAAAAAAGGAGCTTAAGCTCCTTCATTAATTTGGTCTAATATTTTTTTAATTCTAGTACACTTCTCGTACTCCTCTAATTCTACAAATATTTCTATCATATCGTTTAGAGTATTCACTAGAGGGGTTACGCTGATGCCTCGATAGATCATCTCATGATAGTCAATTCCATTTTTGATTATCATGTCGTAATTTTCGTTTGCTAACTTAAGTTTTAAGTCATATAGTATCTCTTGCATGCGAGTATCTTTTAGTATTGATTCAATATCGAATGTTTCTTCGAATCCTTCGTTAAAATCTTCTTCCATAATCGTTATTTTTAATTTGATATGTAAATATAAACATAATATTCCAATCGGAAAAACTTTTAATGTTAATTTTATGTTAATTTTTTTGAAGCAATCCGAGGCCAGATATTTTTAACATGACGTTCATTGTTGCTTCTACATCTCCTTCACAGTATTCTTTGATCTTTTCTAGATTTCCATTCCAATATTCTGAGGTTGTATTTTCAGCCTTCATTATTAATTTTGGAGATGGAATGTTTAAACAATCACAAATTAAATCAAGAGAAGTACTACTCCATCCTGCAAATTTCCAGATTTCATAAGTATCTAATAAACAGTTTTCCCATGGTTTTTTCTTTTGTAAATGAAATTGCGTAGGAATACTAACACCATGCATAATAGATCTTTTTATAAGATATGGAAAATCAAAGTTTTTAATATTATGTCCAATGAATTGAATTCCTGGACTAGCATTAAAAATAGATTGGGCAGTACCCATAAATTCTTTAAGAATTTCAGCCTCATCATTTCCATAAAATGATTTGATTTTTGATGTTGAGAATTCTCCAGTTTCATCAAACTTTATTTGACCAATAGAGATCACAATAATCTTTCCAAATTCTGGAGACAACGCTGACATTCTGTCATAAAGTTCGCTATCACTAAGAGTTTGTAGTTGAGATTCTGTTGCTCTGTGCTGCTCTGCTTTTTTACTCCAATATTTTTCTATTGCAGGTTTTGCATCCTTGAATTGATCGTAACTATTAAATTCCGAAACAGTTTCAATGTCTATAAATAGCATTGATTTTAATTCTTTTTGATTATACATCTTTTATATCTTTAGAAATGTTGTAAATTGATATTGGATATTTTGATTTTGATTTATTACGATCTTGATCGTCAGTCATCCAAAACCAGGGATATCCATAATGTTTAGTCAAATTTTCATCTAGAGATAATATTGGACCGAACATCGGACTACCTGCGAATCTAAAATGATATCGTTCACCAATCTTTGGTTTAATTACGTATATCTGTTGGTCTTTTTTAATTTTTGCCATATACTTATTATATGGTTATTCCTAAAAAAGTTTACAAATCAGATAAAAAATCTAAATGCTCATGAGATTGTCGCAGCTTTAAATATTCGGTAAATGGTATTGAAAGTTCAACCCAACCTCCTGTTATTGATTGAGGTACATCTGAAATACTAATAAAATAATGAGGCACCTCTTGTGTTCTATCCAATAAGAAGTCGACCATAAGATCAACTTCTCTATTGTGAACCCATATTTTTACAAAAATATTATTCATTTTCATTATATGTTATATTTGCTGCCATTTCAGCTTCTCCATATCTTGGTTTTGAGTTTAAAGGAGCTTCTGGATTTTCTTCATAGGCCCAATCTTTTAGTCCAAGTTGGGTAAATCTATCTCTGATTTGTTCATTATAATAATAACCAATAGTTCTTACCCTTCTTTGGATATCGGCTCTAGCAAGATCATGCGTATTTTGTCCATTTGCATTATTATACAAGAATTGAATATATCCTAATTTTGGTATCTTACATGTGATTGTCTTTAAAAAAGTCCTAACAACTAATTCATAATCATCAGCTATTGCAAGATTTCTATTGTGTCCTCCAATTTCAAAATAAGTAGATCTTCTCCATGCCCTAACATGGTTAGGTACACCAACAATATGTCTAATTGTTATTGGATTAATATTATGCTGGTCGGCAACTGACATCATCTGTCCTTTGTATTCCTCTTGTTTGTATTTACCATAAGCAAACGCAAATCCTTCTGGATACGTTTGACATTCCCATTTTTCATTAACTTCTAATGTATCATTAAAAAAGAATCCTGCTTCTGGATGTTTTTTAGAAGCTTTATATAAATCTTCAGTACACCATGGAACTAATAAATCGTCATGGTCTAATTCTGCTAAAATATATCCTTTGGCGAGAGTACAACATCTCCATTTAACTTCTCCGATATTACCTCCACTCTTTTCTCTAAAGTCATATAACTTAACTCTAGGATCTTTACGTGCAATATCTTCAGCTATTTTTAACGTTCTTCCTCCATCCGTTGAATCATTTACAAGGACCCATTCCCAATTAGAATATGTCTGCTCGACTAATGAAGCGTACGTATTATATAATTTGTCTCCGGTGTTGTATATTGGCGTAAAATAAGAAATCATTTCAGAATCTTCTAAAGAATTCTTGTCTAACATCGTATTCATAGCACATTGATACGCCGCCTGACCTACTTCTTCTGCTGATTTTTCTGGAGTTATATTAATCCATTTTCTTCTGAATTGGAGTGGAGTACTTGCTAAGTTTTGAAAATCTTGCCAGCTTTCTCCGCGAGTAATAATACAGTCAGGTTTAAAACTTGTTAAATGCGCATTTATATTTTCATCTGATTTTAGATATTTTACATCTAAGTTATCGGCTTCATAAAATAATACTTTGTATGATTTTAGTTCCGGTTCATCTTTTCCAATATAAAGTATCTTTGGTACTTTAGCGCTTGATTTTTTCTCAAGAGCATTATAATAACTAAGTTCTTCAATAGTATATGTAAACCAGTTTGGATGCTCTTTTTTAACCTTTTCAATTAAAATTCCGTCAGCACAATAATCTGGTTCAAATTTATATCCATATTTATTATACACATCTACATTTACGATATACTGCGCTAGATCAATTCCGCTTCGTTTAACAAACATAGGATCTGCTAATCTAAATTTAAGTCCGCTGAAATCTTTACCATCAACTCTTTGAGAAACTACATGGACCATTTTATCTGGATTATCCTCTATTTTTTTACAAATCACATTGTAAAATTCAGGATGCATTATATTATCATCATCTAAAAAATAAACCCAGGTATTTTTAAAAGATTCTATTAATTTACTAGATTGTGGATATAACATTCCTATTTTATCACCTCTTTCAAAATGATATGTTGTGTTTTTATCTTTAAGATTTCCAAGCATTTCAGCATCAATATCTTTTAATGTGTTAACATCAAAGATAACATGCCAATCTATTTTAACATTTTTAGGAACATTACAAAAAACAGAATCTTTAACTGTTTTTAAATTATGTTGTCGTGTACATCTAGTAATTATACTAATTTTCATATTATTATATTAAGTTATTATACGTCAAAGAAGAACATGTGAAAGAAACGGGCATTATCGATTGCATCTCCAAAATACTGAGTAGCCGCATGAATATTTTTAGCATCAAAAAGAACTAGTCTATTATAGACATTTCCAACCTCGTCAATTTTTTCAAAATGGGTTCCATCGTAGAAATTCATTTCAGCGCTTTTACCCTGAAAAGCCCTTACATAATTAATAGTTTGTCTTTTTTCATCATCAAATTTATAATCACCAGTAACTTTACTTCGATAAAATGCGGTACCTGTTGATGGTGGAGCATTTGGTGTTAAGAATACCATTCCAGCGTATGTTTGATTATCTACATGATAAACAATAGGTTGATCTGCTGTACAGAATTGGAATATTCCATTTGCGTAACTATCGTGATTCCAGTTATAAATTGGCTTTCCAATGATCTGTTCAAGTTTTTCTTTAGTGCCTGCTATTGAAAAACGGCTGGTTGCTCTTTCGCCTTTATGATAATTAGATGGAGAGAATTCAATTTCTTTAATTGCCCATTCTCTAACAAAGTTAGGGTCGTTGTAAAAATTATCTACAACAATAAGACCCTTATCTTGATTTGCAAAACCAGTATAGTATGCTAACCATTTTGCAAGTGATTCGATTACAATTTCTTTTTCAACAAAATTACCCATGGATATAACTATAGGCTCGAATAATTCGCTGCCATCGATTGTTATGCTAAATCCTATTTTGGTACTTTCAATATTAGGATAAAATCCTTTTACATCTTCTCTTTCTGAAAATTTATTAAATCTTTTTTTGCCTACCTTTATTAAGGATATTTCTCCTTTTTCTGAAAAAATCCAACCATTAAAGGTATAACTATTTTGATTTTGTTCTAGTAAATCAACATACATTCGTATGTTATCATGTTTTGTAAAATGTGATATGATGTCCGCCATGCTTATTATATGTGTTTTAACAAATTAGTTTATTATTATACTACTATACTATCTTATATATCTACATAAAAAAAGGGTCCTTGCGGACCCTTTAAAACATATTCTATGTCAGAATTATTTTTTTAGTAATTCAATCTCTGCCTTTAATTCGTTAATTGCTTGAATTAAAAGAGGTACTATTCTTTCGTATTGTACCGTGATGTAGTTTTCTCCAGATTTAGAATTTCCATTTTCATCCATATCGAACGGTGCTATTTTAATAACTTCCGGTAATACTTCTTGAATTTCCTGTGCGATTACACCGACTTGTTGACTGTAGTCATCATAACCAAACTCTTCAGCTAATTTGTTTTGAGTATAAGATACACCTCTTATTTTTCCAACTTTATCTAAAGCATTTTCAATTGGTTTAATGTTATCTTTAAGTCTCTCATCTGAGTAGTACGCTGTAATATTTCCAGTTGCAACTATGTTACCGCCTCCAATTGGACTTGTTCCAATACCTATAGAGTTAAAGTACCAGTCGGATCCCCAACCGCCACCACCTGCAGCTCCAGTTGCTCCAGTTGGTCCAGTAGGTCCTTGTGGTCCAGTTGCACCAGTTGCACCAGTTCCTCCAGTTCCTCCAGTAGGTCCAGTCGGTCCCTGTGGTCCTTGCCCTCCAGTTCCTCCTGTAGGTCCAGTAGGTCCTTGTGGTCCAGTAGATCCACTAACTCCGTTTGCTCCAGTAAATCCTTGGAAACCTCTAACACCTTGTGCTCCAGTCGCTCCAGTACCTCCAGTTCCTCCTGTAGGTCCAGTAGGTCCTTGTGGTCCAGTTGCTCCAGTTGCTCCACCAGGTCCTTGTATACCCTGCGGTCCAGTTGCTCCAGTTGCTCCACCAGGTCCTTGTATACCCTGCGGTCCAGTTGCTCCAGTTGCTCCGTTAGATCCATTAGTTCCTGCAGCTCCTTGTGCTCCAGTTGCTCCACCAGGTCCTTGAATACCTGTATTTCCAGTTGCTCCTGTAGGTCCAGTCGGTCCTTGCGGTCCAGTTGCTCCAGTTGCTCCGTTAGATCCATTAGTTCCTGCAGCTCCTTGTGCTCCAGTTGCTCCGTTAGATCCATTAGTTCCTGCAGCTCCTTGTGCTCCAGTATTTCCAGTTGATCCAGTTGGTCCTGTAGGTCCTTGCGCTCCAGTTGCTCCGTTAGATCCATTAGTTCCTGCAGCTCCTTGTGCTCCAGTATTTCCAGTTGATCCAGTTGGTCCTGTAGGTCCTTG